TAGAGCTGGTGGTGTTTTTTACTGGGACACATCAAGCGGAACATCAGCTAGAGCAGTAAATATTACATCTTTGTCAGGAGCTAATCTTGCTCCAACCAAAGGCTTGCAAACAATTGTTAGTGACATTGATCGGCATGTTATTGTTTTGGGCGCAGATCCTATTGTAGGAAGCGCAAGAACAGGAAGCATAGATCCTTTGCTTATAGCTTTTAGTAGTCAAGAAAGTTTAACAGAATGGAATCCTACAGCCACCAATACAGCTGGAGATATAAGACTGTCTTCAGGCTCACAGATAGTTGGCGGCCTAAGAGCAAGACAAGAAATACTTATTTGGACAGATACATCCTTATACTCCATGCAATTTATTGGTGCTCCATTTACATTTGGCGTTAACTTAATTAATGAAAATGTAGGCATGATGTCACCTAATGCTGCTGTTAATGCACCAGATGGTGTTTACTGGATGGCTCGTGATGGCTTTTATAAATACGCAGGAGCTGTTCAAAGAGTTAATTGTAGTGTGCTTAACTATGTCTTAGATGATTTAAACGTAACTCAATCTTTTAAAATATTTGCTTTCAGCAATAAAGAATTTAATGAAATAGGATGGTTCTATTGTTCTGGAAGCAGTGACGATATAGATAGATATATCACATACAATTATTTAGAAAACGTTTGGAGCATAGGAGAGTTGTCAAGAACAGCTTGGTTAGACGAAGGGATCTTTGAAAATCCATTAGCAACAGAAGGATCAGCAAACAGCAGTATCTTATACAACCACGAGACTGGCTCAGATGCAGACGGTGTACCAATGGACAATGTCTTTATTGAGTCTGGTGATATTGATATTGATGAAGGCGAACAATTTGGTTTTGTTAGTAGAATTATTCCTGACGTTAAGTTTTTTGGCTCTACTCCTACAAGTGGCCAAATAAACTATGTTTTAAAATCAAGAAATTATCCGGGCGAAAGTTTAACAACGAATTCAACCAGTGATGTTACCAGCTCTACCACACAAAATTTTGTAAGAACAAGAGCTCGTCAATTAGTATTTAGAGTCCAGTCTGATGATGATGCAGATACAGGAGTAAGAACTGGATTTAAGTGGAGACTAGGAGCCAATAGATTTGATATAAGAACTGATGGCAGAAGATAATGGCAAAGCTTCTTGATAGCAGGTTACCATTAGCGTTAAACGAAGTTGATGCAAGTTTATTCAATAGATTAGTTAGAATACTAGAAATTAATCTAGGAAAGTTTGATCCAAATTCAACACCACAGTTTAACGATAGTGAAATAAATACTCTTGCTTTTAACGCTGGAGATGTTATTTGGAATACATCTATTGGTGTACTTCAGGTTTATGTTGGCAACAGATGGATAGACCTACACACGCCTGTAGACCCTCATGGGTTTGAAGCTAGCGCAGAACTAGGAGCTGTTAGTATTAAAACAAATGGTGATATCACCTTAACTTTATGATAAATTAAGCACATAGAAGTTTTAGTAATTAAAATCAATAAACAATGAAAAATCTAGAAACAGCAAATAAAGGAATAAAAGCACTAGCAAAAAAAGAACCATCTTTAGTAGAAAATAGATTTGGTTACGATGTTCCGGGTTATATGTATGGCGGCATAGCAAGGTTTCAATTTGGCGGCCCTGCTGGTGGATTTAACATAGATCAAGATTACATTAGAAGATATTACGAAGATATTTTAGGAATGGATGTTGATGATCTTGGTGAAGAAGATAGTGAAGAAGCTATGGCCAATGCTCTTGCTAGAGCTTATGGTGCACCTTCAGAAGGCATAGGGCCTTACGCTAGATCAATGGGTTACAGAGATACAACTCCTGGCGCTCCAATCAGTATTGACGCTCAAGACAAAACACCAGATGCATATAGATTTTATCCTAGTGAAGTATCTAAAATTTATGCACAAGCCAAAGGCGTACCTTTTTCTCCATTGGTAGCACCCCCAAAAGAAGCTACCTTTATAGATGACATGCAGCCTAGACGTATAGCCAGTCAGTTATATGCCAAAGATGGAACTTATGTTGAAGCAGATGTTGAAGACTTTCCTGAAAGAGACGAACTAGTTACAGGTCCTGGTGGTGAAAGAGGCGATAAGATACCAGCCATGCTAAGTGATGGTGAGTTTGTAACTAACTCAGCAGCTGTTAGAGGCATGGGTATTGCAGCAGGAGCTAATCCTAACGATGAATACGAGCAAAGATTATTTGGCGCTCGTGAAATGTACAAGATGCAAAAGTTTGGAGAAGAAATAGCTAAAAAACTTGTATGAATCTAACCTTAGAAAGGCTAGAACCCGTTGCTGAAAACGGTAAACTTATAGCTGACTTTCTATCAAAAAACTTTTGGGCAGAACATTCTCTGTCAGGCGAAGGATCTCCACCAATAGAGTGGGGCCGAGCATCCTCACACATAAATCATTTCCTGTTTGAAGGAGTTGTGTATAATGTATTAGATGGTGATACAATCATTGGTAGTATTGCTGCAGGTCCCGATGACTATTGGTGGTCAGCAGAACAATACATAGGCGATGGATGGTTTTATGTTTTACCTGAATACAGAAATTTAAAAAACCAAATCCCACCGTCACATCTTTTAATAGATGCAGTAATAGATTATGCTAAAGAACAAGACAAGCCTTTAATTCTTGGCATTTTTAATCTAGAGGGTGTAGAAAGAGCTAAGAAACTTTTTGATAAGAAAGGCTTTCACCAAATAGGTGGTATGTATTATAGGAAATAAATAAAAGATGTGTCTAAGTAGTAAAACAAAAATGGGTCCAGAAGCACAGGTTATTACAGCTCCTCAGACCGGTTATTCTTTTGTTCAACCATACGCAGAAGACTATTCACGAAGATTACTATCATCTTACTTTGGCTCGCCAGGTGAATACGAAGGTCTTATATCTAGACCTAGAGATATTCCGATTGAGCAAACTGCTGGCCTTACTCCATTACAAATTCAAGCTCGACAACAAGCAGGTAGACTTGGTGAATACCAACCCTATCTTACAGAAGCTGGCAGGCTTTTTGGCAGACAAGAAAGAGGTTTAGACGAAGCTTTTGGATTTTTGCCGGGTGCTCGTGATGCTGTTACTGGTGGTCTTGGTGCACTACAAAGAGCTGAAGAAACAGCAAGAGGGACTACAGGTATTTATGATCCTTCTATGGCTCAAAACTTTTTTAATCCATATGAAGATCAAGTTGTTCAACAAACACTAGAAGACATAGGCAGACAATCAGCTCAAGCAGACATAGGTCTTAGGGATCAGGCTGTATCAGCCGGCGCATTTGGTGGGTCTAGAGGAAGAATTACCCAAGAGGAACTTGCCCGACAAACTGGACGTGGAGCAGCAGAAGCTGTTTCTGGCATCAGAAGCGCTGGTTTTGGCCAAGCTCAAAATCAAGCACAACAAGCATTTGAACAACAGCGTGGCGCTCAACAAGGACTTGCCTCTATGCAAGCAGGTATTGGCGGCCAACAAGCACAACTAGGCCAGGCTCTTGGTGGGCTTGGGCAATTAAGCGCAGGATTAAGTGGCCAGTTTGGACAGATTGGCGGTGGGCTTGCAGGACTAGGTCAGCAATCTCAAAGTCAACTAGGTAGCCAAGTTAACATGCTGAACCAACTTGGTCAGCAGGGTCAGGCTACTCAGCAAGCAGCTCTATCAAGACAGTTTGCTGGAGCGCAACAACTTGCAGGCGAGCCAATGCAAAGATTATTGCAAGGCCAACAGTTACTTGCTGGTATGCCGACAGGTCAAATTAGCGGTGGCACACAGGGAAGTGCTTATCAGCCACAAAGTTATCAGAAGCCTAGCGCATTCTCTCAATTACTTGGAGCAGCTGGTACTGCAGCTGGTGCTTACTTTGGAGCTCAATCTGATGTTGATTTAAAAACAAACATTAAAAAAGTTGGCGAGCTAGAACCAGGCGTTGGTTGGTATACATGGGATTGGAATGACAAAGCTAAAGAACTTCATGTTGACTCAGAACCAACAGAAGGTGTATTAGCGCAAGAAGTTTTAGAGGTTAGACCAGATGCAGTTAAAGTAATTGATAATGGCTACTACGCTGTAGATTACGGGAAGATATTATAATGTACGGAATCATGTCAGGGCTAGAGCCAAGAGGATATGCTAATGGCGATCTAGTACAAAAAGCTTTACAGCTAGGCGTTCAACCTTTTGGCATGAGCGATGAAGAAATCATGCAAGCCATATCGCAAAAACAACAAGTTGATGATATGTCTGGTGCTAGTGGCTATACAAACGAAGTTTCAGCTGATGGAGAAGGATACAAAATGTTTGGTAAAGATGGTTTAATTTTTGATCCATCTAATCCTTTAGATTATCTTTTAGCAGTGCCCGGCGCAGGAATGATTGCTGGTGGTATAAAAGCATTAAACACAGGAAACAAATTAAGAAAAATAAAAAAAGGAGCAGACGTTGTATCCAAGGCCAATAATCCATACACAAGAGGCATAGCAACTGGAGCTATAGCAGCAGACATAGCTTTAGACCCAGAAATGCAAGACATTGCAAAAGATATATTTGCCAATGACGCTTTAGATGATGCAGCAGAAGATCTTGAAATAGTAAATGCTAACGAAGAAGAAGAAAAACCAGATGAAGAAAAGTCTTTTGACAAAATGAAAGGACTAGCAGCATTTGCAGAGTTTGCTAGTCAACTAGGCACATCTCCTGGAGATACTCCACAAATGACAGGCGGACAGTTTATTAGACAAAATCCTTTTGAAGCTCCAGGCGTAATGAGAATGGCCGATGGTGGCATAGCTCAACTTGCAGATGGCGGAAGAGTAGCTGCTCTTAAAGCTGGTATAAAAGGATTAGCAAACAGATTAAAACCAAAAAAGAAAACAAAAACTAAAAAGAAAACAGACAAAGAAAAAGAAACAGCTATATCTAAAGACGCTCCTGAAGGTGACTCTTTTATACCGCCAGAAGTAGCTTATTTAGCAGGCAAAGGTAAAGAAATTCTTGGTAAAATTCCTGCAATGCAAAACCCCAAAAGAGTAGCTGCTAGAACAGCTCTTTATGGAACTCCTCTTGCAATGGGAGTATCTGCTCTTTTACCTGATAAACCACCCATAATTCCACCAACAGGAGGAGCTGATGGAGGTGGAGACAAAGATGTTTTAGATGGAGAGTCATTAAAAGATATTCATTACGCTAGATCAATGGCTCGAGCTCAAGAAGCTGGAAGAGATAAGCCTACTTTCATGGATTATGTTGCATCTTTCCCCGGAAGCTACACTGATAAACTTAGTAAAGATCCAGAGTTTGCACAACAAATGATGGCTGGCTTTGTAGCCATGATGACACCAACAGAAGGTATTGTTGAAAGAAGTGGTTTTGCTGATTTTGCTGGCGGTGTTATGGCAGAACAAGCAAGACAAGAGGGAGAAGTTCCTGATCAGATTAAATTAATAGAAGCAGTCAGTGAAAACCCAGAATTGTTAGAAGCTTATAAAGGCTTTCAAAAAGCAACAAAGCCGCAAACTTTTGAAGAATTGCAAAACGCAGCAAAATTAATTGAAGGAGAAATAAAAGAATCTCTGTACAAAAAAGCTGGCAGTAAAAAACCTGTGCTTAGAAAAGGATCTCAAGCTATAGGAAAACCAGAACCATTAAATGCTTTTACTTTGTATGAAATGTTTGAAAAAGAAGGTGGAGACTCAGCAGCTTTAGCAAAAGTTATAGCTCAAGTTGAAGGAGTAATCTAATGCCTACGGTAACCTTACCGGACGGAACTAATTATTTCATTGATAGCGATGATCCCAATGAAATACAAAATCAAATATCACAAATAACCAAACAAAAACTTTCTCCAGAAGGATCTACTTTAGGAAACATAGGTAAGGCAGTACCCGCTGGCCTTATTGGAGCTGTTCAAGGTGCTTCAACAATACCCACAACTTTTGTTGATCTTTTATTTAATACAGAAGTAACTGATAACGTTAATGAATTTTTTGATTCTGTTAAACCAGAAGTAGAAGGAACAGCTGGTAAAACAGTAGAAATGTTAGTTCAGTTTGGTGTGCCTGGTCTTGGCACAGTAAAAGCTTTATCTGGTTTAAGCAAAGCAAAACAAGTATTAGCTGTGGGCGCAGTAGATGCTGCAGTAGCAACAGATAATATTGATACTTTTTCAGACATGTTTGATAAAGAAAACGATGAAGAAAGAATTAAAAATCTTGCAGGCAGAGAAGCAGCAGCAGCTAGACTTAAAGAAAGATTGCAAGTTTTTGCTGAAACTTCTGCATTTGTTTATGGCGCTCCAAAAGTATTAGGTGG